TGTCCGGAGACTGATGGTGAGTAGTACTGAATACCAGCGTAGCCGCCCTTGAGCTGCGTCTGCTCCATGTTTCGCTTGAGCGAGAGGAACAAGTTTGCAACTGACATGTGGACACCTTCTGCAGAAACGAGAAGCGAAGGCTTCTTGCCGCTGTTGATAAGGGTCTTCATGATCGCACCGGTGATAAGAGTTTCGGTAACTGCACGGTTTGTACCGCTGTTGCTGTTTACGTAGCTCTTCCACTTTGGCTGGCTTGATGGGTTGATTGTGTGGAGGACTGCAGAGTCATCAATGATGGTCTGAACGCCTGTCAATTCAATCTGTCCGTCACCAGGAGCACCAGTGTTGCTTGAAGCACCGCCTGCACCAGCACGGAAAATGAAGTGCGATGAGGTTGTGGTTACTGCAGCACCAGAAATGGCTACTGTTTTGTTGGCTTCGTCAACCGATGTAATGGTACGAGCAGATGCAACTGTTGTTGGAGAAGATACTGTACCAATGTCAACTACCATGCCACCATCAAAGAAGAGGTTGCGAAGAGCAGTTGTTCCGGTGGTTGAAGCCAAAACGACGGTTGTTGCTGAAGATGTTGTACCACACTGAGCGATAACACCGTTTGATGTACCCCAAAGTTGACGGTTAACGTCCTTCATTGCGTCCTTACGGATGCCTTGCATTTCAGCATCAAGTGCGTCAACGAATGCACCACGATCGGTAACAGCCTGGCGGATGGTTGGGCCACTCAACTGGATGCGACCATAGACGTAGCGGACCGGTACGGGGACCGTTGCGTACGCTTGGTTACCTGCTGTTGGTAGCGTTGCATTTTCGCTGCGAGCGCCGACACCGGACGAACGACCGAGGTGGAGCGCATGACGGGCGATACGGCCCGTGATTGTGTCACGACGGGTTTCAATCTGTGAGAGGAGAAACGTAGCTTGGTTTAATTGATCGATGTAATCCTTATAATCGTCTTTGAGGATTGCATCAACTGTGGAAAGGCTTGCGGGCACTTTATTTACTTCCTTGTTGAAGATAGGGGGTTGTTAATTGGTTTTCACCAACCATCGGCTGATCGTTGTTACTCCGTAACGTAGAACTGCTTGACTTCCGCCAATTGCCTAAAGGTTGAATAGGTTTTACATCGCCTTATCCAAGGCAATACATTAATTGTATACCTTATATGTGCCGTGTCAAGTAACCTAGATACCGGACTGATTTAGTCGAGCCATTGCTTTGTCACGAGGGCTCATATTTGCAGTATTCATCTGTGGAGCCATTCCACCGTTTGGTGCGGCAGATGGCATGCCTGCAGATGGATTTTGCCGGCGTGAAACAATTGATTGTGCTTGTTGAAGAATTTGATTCTCAACATCCGCAATAGCCTGATGTAGATCAAGGTCTTGACGGTTCTGTGCGGCACTAATTGCAGCTACGGCCAACGGGCTGTTAGGATCATATCCAGCGTCAATTAAAGTTTGCTCAATTTCATATTCGTATTGAGTAACAACTTGTTCGTGTTGAAACGCTTGCATGCGCTCCTCAACCATCATTTCAACCTGTTCAGGGGTCATTCCTTGTTGTTGAGCTTCATGATAGGTTTCAGTCATAACGTCTTCCCGTGTTTGGCCCTGTGAGTTAACACCGGCAATTTCGTAAAATCGGTCGCCAGCAAGGGTTTTGGCATTTTCAATCATCCAGTTAATTGCTGTATCTTGATCGCCGTTAGCCCATGCCTGAGCAAAACCTTGCACTGCTTGTGCGTCGTCTGGGTGCATATTGTCAAATACTTGACGAATCGGCTTGTAACGTTCCCGTTCCCGGATACGATCCTGAACTTCTGAACGGTACTTTTCTTCCCAGTTAGCATCTCCACCGGTTTCTACCGGCGCTTCTGCTGGTGCCTCTGACGTTACATAGTCAGTAAAGTTTGTATCTTCAATGCTCATTGCATTCCTCCATTACCAAATAGGCTTTGTTCCATCATATCAGGAGACTGTGTGTTTTCAGGCATCCCCATTGCTTCTTCTTCTTCAAGCATTTGTGCTTCTTGTTCCATTCCATTATCCGGGATAGGCAATCCAGTACCGGCAGTTAGCGCTGCCATAACTCCTGGGTCTTGCATCTCGCCCATTGCTGCCTGGTCTGATTGAGCCATCATTGCGGCTGTTTCGTTAGACAAGTACTGCATGTGGGCCATAACGTGCATATCAAGCATTTGCTTCATCTGAGGATCAGCAAGTTCATATGCTGGCGACTTACGTTGCGTGTTGTGAACCTGGATATGAGCGTCATGAACGTCAAAGTCTTCGGGGATAACTGGAACGCCTTGCATAAGCAAACCATTTTCCCATTCGGCTTTAGCAATGTCTGGGTCCATGCGAGACAAGAATTGTTTTGGATCAGGCAAATCAAGCATCTTGCTAATTGACCGAGCGTCGATGTTTTGGAATACCAAAGGAAACTGCTGTGCAAGGTTGGTAATCATTGATTGGGTAGCAATCTTGCTGCGTGGCATAGTTGCGTCCATTGGTACAATAACTACCGGCTGTTCGTCAATATCTTTAGCAGTCCAAGAAATTTCATGAGGAACGCCATGTTCGGTCAAAAGCATTACTTTTCGTGTAATGTTGTTTGATTCCGCGTTCATCCGGTACAACTTCAAGGTCATTTCTGCAATTTTTCCCCAACCATAAGACTGGTCTTTAGCCATTGGGCCAAGAGGAGTGTCGTCTTTTTCAGCTAATAGCGACAAAGCTAAACCGCTGTTGCGATCTCCAGGTGCTTCGCCACGAGTTGTTTGGTGAGTATGGAAAATGTCGTCAAGTTCTGCTTCAAGGAATTGAGCTTCGTTTGAAATCCAACGAGGTACTTCAGGTGCGGTTTGCCAGTGTGGTTCACCAATTTCGCTGTTGTACTCCATAATGTCAGCAGGGTCAATAGTAATAGCGTCTGCATCGTCAACAGATCCTACCGGAACCATTAGACGAGCATTGGCAGCCTTACGCATGTGTTCAAGAATTGTTGAACGAGCACGGTTATAGGCGTATTGAACGTCCCTCGCCGGCGTTAAAAGCGTATGTCCAACCCAACTGTTGGGAATTTTATTTTGTCTAAACAGAGAAAGGTTCAGATGTTTGAACGGAAAAGGCCACTGATCTTCTTGTAAAACAACTTTGCCGTTAACTACATGAACCACGCATCCCGGACCACGAGAGGTGGGTCTTTCATAGTATATATAAACAAGCGTCGTTTTTGGGGGAGCTCCTCCGGGACGACGCAAAAGAATACTACGATGCCTAGAAGAAAGCATAGCTTCAGCATCAGCTTTAGGAGGTTCTTCAAGTCCATACCTCTCTTGTACTTGTTCAGGTGGAAGACTTGTGCATCTAATCCACCAACGAGCGTCATGAACGTTTTGAGAACCAGGCTCAAGACTAAATTCATTGATTCCCAGTGGTGTCAATCTGATACCACCAACTGGAACAGAAATCTGCGACATAGGATCTAGTAGGTACTCTTCGCCTTTATCTGGGTCCCAATCGACTGCAACAGCAGCAGCACCACCAAACAATGTTTGCAGAAGAGCCATTTCACGAATGTCTTCCCAATGGTTGTGACGCTGTTCACCCATAAGCAGATGTTCTTGCAGTGACTGCCGGCGCATAGAACTATCATCCATGCCGGATGGTTGAACTTCCCAGATTAGCTCAGAGCGTGTAAGACGAGCCAAAAGGCTACGGGTACGAGGACCATACTTATCGACAGTAATACGAGATCCACGTTCAGCTTCGTTTGCGTAATCTAATTCTTGAACGATATTGCGAGTAAAGTCCCACCAAATCCATTGGTGAGAAGCATAATAGGATGCGTTCATCCAATAGTCACGACGTTCTTTTACAAGATACTGGTCGGATAACTGCCAAAGATCAACAATCTTGGCAGCTTCAGGTGGTGCCCAAGGCTTCACGGTGCTACTCCTTCAGATGGATTACGCCAAGTGTGGTAATCATCATCATCTTTTTTTGGCTTCTTAACAGCAGGTGTCTGTCGTTCAGCACGAACCATGGCAGTAAAGTCACCTGTGTGCCTAGATACTGCCATTTGTGTTAATCTCCGGTTCTCTCGAACAAGCCAAATTACGACACCCATATTGCCGAGTGCCACTACAGCCAACCATATCATATTTTGTCCTCATCTGGAGCAGCTACTTTAAACGATTTCTTAGCTGGAGACTCTTTTGGAGCGGCAGGAATTGAGTTGACTACACGCAAAGCAGACTCTAATTCTTCAATACGTTCAGTCAACTTAATATTAGAATCCGCAAGTATTTGATTGGATTCAGTAAGACCTGCGACTGCGCCGGCAGTAACAAATTCAATATTGCGTGATGTAGAAACCATGCGAGCCATTTCCATGGCGCAATCAGCACAAATGTAAAAACGAGAGTTAGCTGACGGGTTAACGTCATCAGGACTATTAAAATGGTCCAAGTCAATACCGGTATCTATGGTTGGTGTATTAATGCTTCTACACATCCAACAACAGCCGGGTAAATAAAAATAGTTGTCAACAAGTAACATTAGTGCTTCCATCCTTGGGCTGG